TAGTAGCTGGTGTTGAGCGAGAGCCCCGTCCCGCCGGTCAGCGTTGTGAAGTAGATGCGGTCGTCTGTAGTCAGCCCGTGCGCCGTCTTGGTGATGAGGTTGCCGGTGGCCGCTGCGGTGCCACCAGACGTGATGACGGTATCCGTGAAGTAGATGTCCTGCGGCGTCTCGCCCTCGAACAGGGGATCGCGCATCAGCATGAGCGCCGTCCACGGGATGGCCAGCCCGTCCCCGTCGTCACCGCCCTGCTGGTCACGGTTGATGGGCGCCCGGAACGCCTTGGGCATCACCAGCGCTCGCATTGCAATCGCGCCAGCGTAGTTCAGGTCGTTGGTGGGAACGGCGAAGTACATCGGCAGGTAGCCCTTGTCGCCGGGAATCTCCCGGGACGCAAGCACCGGGGACATAACCGCCCTAAGCTGCCAAAGATTGTCATAACAGAGCGCACGGGTTGTGCCATACACCGTGCCAGAAAGGCGAATGCGCCGCCCGCCAAGGAACGGCGTGCCGACGTCCATGCCGTCCGCTTCCGCGCGCTTCTCCGAGAACTGGACGACGTCAACATCATCGGGATCGAAGTCATCGATCACACATCCGGTGATTCCCTTGCCTAGACCGTCACCGGCATCAATCTGCGACGCCACCGAAGCATCGTTCAGCTTGAAGTTTCGGAAGATGATGTCTCTGGTGGTGTCCATAGCTCAGTCCCATGATAGACGAAGGACCCCCCGGCGGCAACCGGAGGGTCCTGTCGTGCTATGCGAGGCTCACGCCCCAGCTATTAGAGCTGGCTCGTGTGCTCGATCCGGCGATACCGCGCCGGGGTGACGTTGGTCGCGCTCGTGCCTTCACCCATGATGACTGCACCGAACATGCCCTTCCAGCCGATCTGGGAGAGCTGGTGCAGCGGGTCCGTGGTCCCACCGGGCTCGGTGAAGTACGTCTGGATGCTTCCCCAGTCACCGAAGGCGTACGCCTCGGGGCCGAAGATGACGCAGTTGAGGATGTCGTTGTACTGGACGGCCGTGAAGACCGTCGAGTCGGACGTGATGTCGATGGGCGTCCCGTTCAGGGTCGCGGCGACCTTGAACGTGTTGGCAGCCACCGGAGCAACGACGTAGTACACACCCTCGTCCGCGAGCCCAGCGCCGCCGGTCAGCGACTTGATCTTGATGCGGTTGCCCGCAACCAGACCATGAGCCGTGGCGGTGATGAGGTCCGTGGACGCGATGGCCGCGTTGCCTGAGGTGGAAAGGGCAACACCCTCAACACCCGCGAACTGCGCGGCATTGGGCGACTCGATGAACCGGACGCCTGCGTACCGGCCAACCTCGCCCGTGAAGAGCGCGGCAGACCCGGCGTAGCGCTGGGCGTCGATCCATCCACCGACCGCCGTGTCGGACTCCAGATCGTAGGTCGATCCGGGATGCACGATGGCGCGGTAGGTGCCGTCCGAGAAGGTGGGCACCGCAGCGGCCTTCAGGCGCGCAACGGTGAGCTTCACGAGAGCACCAGTCAGGGCGGAGTTGCTGGGGATGGAGGCCCGGGACGAGCCGCCGCCAGCGTAAATGACCTGCGCGCCAGCGCTGAACACCTCGGCCACACGCTTGTCAGCGGTGGCGATGGCATTCCGCGCGACGCGGTCGGCCGCGATGGACAGGAGGTCGAACGGCGACTCCATCAGGGCGAGGTCGGTCAGCTTGATGACGCGACCGGCTTGGTTCGCACTGAACTCCTCGTAACCGATGGTGAGGTCTTCCGTCGTCGGAGCGACACCCTCCTTCAGCCACGGGGGAGTCGGGGTGGCATGGTCCGGCGTACCGGCCACGACCGACATGTCCGGGATGTTGATGAACCGCATGGTGTTGTTCGTCCCCTTGACGAAGTTCGCCTCGCGGAAGTTGCCCGGAATGAGGTGCGGCAGCGGTGCGCGCAGCAACTCCTCCAGACGCTTGTTGACCAGAGCTACAACCGTCTGGTTGTAGTTCGTAGTCGCGGTGCTGATAACAGTACCCATGGTGGGCTAGGTTCCTTCTCCGGTTAGTTCCGGCACTACAGCCAAGGCGGGGACCCCATCGCCCTCAGCCGGGCCAAGATGTCGTCCGACGTCTCGGGCTTGGGCTTCGAGGTGGGGTCGCCACTGGCGACTCGATTGCTTTCGTTCGGGTTCTGGGGCGGCGGAGGCGTCTTGTCCACGACATCGGGGTCCGCAAGCAGCGCCTCGAACTTCGCGAGTCGGACTTCGTCCGTTACCTCGGGAAGTTCCTTGCGCGCATTGGGGTACAGCGCGTCGAGGATGCGGGCCTGTGCTCGCGACTCGGCCTCTTCGGCCTGACGCTCGGCTGTGGCCAGCCTCTCCTGAAGTTTGGCGATGTCAGAGAGTGTCTGGTCCTCGGCGGATCGCTCCTTCGAGCGGTACGCTTCGAGTTCCGTCAGCGCCTTGTCGCGCGCCTCTTCGGCCTTCTGACGAGCTGCCTCTGCTCCTGCCTGTCGCTTCCGCGCGAGGGCAATCGGGTCCACTGCCGGGGTGCCCGTCTGATCGGGGGACGCTTCCGTGCCCGTCTCTTCCGGGGACCCTTCGAGGGCCGTACCGTCGTTTGTGATGCTCATGCGGAGTCTACCGTACACCTTTCTGCCAAGCATTGCAATGCCCAGCGCTGCTATTCCTCTTCGGGCGATGCGCCCTGAAGCAGGATTGAAGACAACCGGCTCAGATCATCCATGAGAATCGGAGCCAGCGCCGACGCCTTGGTAGGGCCGGTGATCTGCGATTGTGCTTGCGCCTGAGGCGACGCATCGCCAATAGGGCTGGCGCCAGCGAGCCCCTGAAGGCCCTGCTGCCATTGAGGCTCGGGCGGTTCGTTGATCGATTCCAGCGCGCCCGGAATCTCGTTCGCCGTGTCAATGAACTGTCCGACCCAGCGCTGCGGGCTGACCGTAGACAGCTCGGCCGACCAGAGCTGGCCCACATCCTTTCCTTGGAACAGGCCACGCACCAGCGGGGACATGCGCGCAGAGTGGTCGGACCACGGCAGGCCCGGCGTCATGTAGTCCAGCAGGAACGCGCCCGCCGACCGATCTACCGCGCTGATCTTTTCCTCCATCTCGGTGTCGTATTCCCGCTGGATTGCAATTGCTCGCTGGACATCCGCGATCACATAGGTTGCAGCGTACGGGTTCTTTGCGAAGAACTTCACCGTCTCCGGTAGCACCTTGCCCCACATGTATGACGCAGGGTACAGACCGAACAGGGGATGGTTCAGGGATCGCTCCAACACCGACCGGCGAGTCTGCATCTCAGCCAGCCGGAAGACGTCCTGCTGCGCGTCCTCGATCTTCTGCTTCAGCAGCGACACGACGAGTGCCTGTGAGCGGTTGAATGGTGCCGCATTGGTAGTCGGGATGGCGTTGACCAGCTCGCGAAGTTGGCTTCGTGTATGCTTCTCGGCAGGCGAGCCCTTCAGCACGTTCTGCACCAGCTTGGCTACCTCTTCAATGGCGGCTTCGGCGTCCGCGTTGGCGAACGGGCCAGATACAGCCCTCTTCTTCAGCAGCTCATCGATGCCACTATCGAAGAACGCCTCGCGCGGGTCAGGTGGCAGGGCCTTCCATGACCCATCTGCCATCAACATTTCAATTTGGTCGGGGGGCGTGTGGGATTTCGTAAGACGATCCGCGCCGCCCGCGCCGTGACGCCCGGTATCGAGCTGTGCCGGGTCTTCCTTGATGCGGAAAATGCCCTTGGTTCCAGCGGGATCGGCATAAAACGTAGATGGCGCACCAGTCGTCACGCCAGAATGCTCGGGCAGGCCCATCCGCATCGCCTCCGGTGTTTCGACGCGATACACGTAGCCCGGGTCCGCCTTGAACACTGAAGGCAACTTGGCAACAGGCGGTCGGGCAGGTCGCCCCGGCGCCGAGGCAGGGGTGGTGTACTCGAACTTGGCGTGGGCGCCCAGCGGGGCATCGGTGGCCCCCTTCATGGCGTTCCATTCGCCAAGCAACGTCGTCTGGGCAGACGGATCAAGGTTCATGCGGAAGTACGCGCCCCAGTCTGCGGCTGCGGCGTTCTCAGGTCCGCCTTTCAGGAAGTTGGCCAGCCTGCCCATCTCGGTTTCAAGCTGCTTGGGTCCAATGTTCGTGGCCACGATGCCCGACAGGTACTCCCACGGGTCCATGCCCCGGTCCCTAGCCAGCTTGGCAATCACCGCCTGCGCTTCCTTGGCGTAGTGCGGAGAAATGTCCAGACCACCCTTATCGACCCCCAGCGACAAGTGATGCCAGAAGTCATCCCACGTGTCGCCGTAGTACGCCTTGGCGCGCTTGATGTAGTCAGGATGAGCGTGCAGAACCTCGCGAAGCTGCTCCTCCAACCACGGAATGTCGTGCTCGCCCTTCACCAGCACGAACTCGCCGTTGATCTTTTCAAGATGGCCCGTCACGTCCCGCCTTAGTGCCGCTGAATCAGCGTACCCAAGGGATTCTGCCAGCAGGTCCGGGCGGATCGGGCCGAGATCAGCAATGTCGCTCGGCATTGCTCGCTCGCCCTCTGCGAGGAGGCGCTGGAAGTCAAGCGTCCCGTCCTTGTTCACGACATGACGGCGCCATGCCATGAGCTGGTCCTGAATGTAGCGAAGCGCGACCTCATTGTCATCGAGCACGCGTCCCGCATTCTCGCTGTACACCCGCGCCCAGTCATCGAATGAGCGCGACAACCCTTCACCAGCCGCCAGCATCTCGGCCTGAAGCGCTGGATCGCCCGTCTTCGCAGCCGTAGCTAGGTTGTCCAGCGTGCCACGCACGATGTCGCCCAGCCGGGCATAGATCATGTTGGTCATGTTGGCGGCGATGATGTCATCCGGTGCCATCAGGATCGCGTGGAACTTGCTGTCCTTCAGGCCCGCTTGCTGCAACGCTGACTTGATTCCCTGCGTGAAGTTGGACCGGGTCGCGTACTCTGGCATGTCCATGCTGAAGTGACGTGCCATGCCCGTCCTGCCAAGGTTGTCGAGAATGACCTGCAACTCGGCCTGCTTGCCCGTGAGCTTCCTGCCTACAGGCGTAACGCCGTACAGGATGGAATAGTACGGGGCATCGGTGATGCGCTGGATCAGGAATGTCGGCTGGGAATAGCGCAGCTTGTTGTACCAAGTCACGGTGAGCTGCCCCATCCAGTTCCCCGGGTCGCCACCAAGACGGCGGATCGCATTCCGCATGCGCTGCGACATGACAGAGGTGAGGCCCATGATCCGCAGGTCGCCCTCCGCAGCTTGCAGCAGGTGGTCCATTACAATGTGGACATTGACCGTGGAGCCATCCTTCAGCACGAGATCGCGCGGAATGAGCGTGTGAATCTCGTTCCACAGGTTGGCGGGTCGCAT